GCGTAAGAAAAATCCTCCTAAGTCTCAACAACATGTTAAAGGCAGTAAGTCCTAAAGGTAATGTGTACAAAGCAATCAAAGGAACAGAGTTCGTAGAGGTAATAGAAAACAACAGAAACAATGACTGATGAAAGTAAATATTCAAATAGTGTTAGAATTATAGAAGAGCTACAAAATATAGCAAAATCAGATAATCAAAAAAAAGAATTAATTAAAACATCTAAAAAAGCAGGTGCTGCTGCTTTAGGTAGTGTAGTATTAAATACACCTATTGTAAGTTCTGTAAAAGAAAAGATAGAATCTAAAATAAATAAGATACCTTTTAGTGATAAGATGCTAGTAGGCACAAATAAAATAGGTTTAAAATTAGGTGGTGAAACATATAGCAGTTCTTTTACAGTTAACAAAGATGGAGATGCTAGTTTAAAATTATCTAAAACATTTACAAAAGATTTAAAAACAGAATTGTCTGCAGATAAAGATAAAGTTAAAGTAGGATTAAAATTAACTTTTTAATGGCTGACCCTAAAGTAGGAACAGGAAAGAAACCAAAAGGCTCAGGAAGAAGATTATATACTGATGAGAATCCTAGAGATACCGTTAGAATTAAATATGCATCAGTGCAGGATGCAAAGAATACTGTTCGCAAGGTTCGTAAAATTAATAAACCGTATGCTAGGAAGATTCAGATACTTACTGTCATGGAACAAAGAAGTAAGTTCGGTGGTAAACCACAACAAGCAGCAATCGCAAAAAGAGCGAAGCTAAGTTTAAAGAGGAAAAGAAATGCCGTTAACAAGCCAAGGTAAAAGAACCTTAGAAGATTTTACAAAAAGATATGGTCCTAAAAAAGGAAAGAACATTTTTTATGCCATGATTAATGAAGGCAAATTAAAAAAGATGGAGACCAAAAAAAAAGTTTCAAAAGTTTGATGATGCCATATGGGTCGTCAAATCTTACATATGTAAGATAATATATCTAGCTTAGAGCAAGGAGGTATAAATGACTTTTACACTAGATAAATACATGCCCTATACAATAGGGTTTGATTCATTCTTTAACTCATTAGATTCTTTAACAGGAACAGAGATTAAAGGATACCCACATTATAATATAAAAAAACTTAATGACAATAAATGGAATATTGAATTAGCATTAGCAGGATTTAGTAAAAATGATATTGACATTGAAGTAAAAGATAATGTGATGACTATTCATGGAGAACTTAAATCAGAAGATTCAGATTATGTTTATAAAGGAATATCTTCTAAAAAGTTTTCTAAATCTTTTACACTAGCAGAATTTACAGAATGTGAATCTGCAAAAATGGAGAATGGTATTTTATCAATTACATTGGAAAAGAATATTCCAGAAGATAAGAAACCAAAACAAATAAAAATAAAATAATGCCGATTTATTCTTTTAGGAATAAAATAACTGGAGAGGTATGGGATGAGTATCTATCCTTACAGGATAGGACCAAGCCACTCAGAAATAAAAACATTGAGATGGTGATAACTGCACCCAACCTTTCCTTTATTGAAAGAGCAGAGCATAAAGGTCGTGACCAAATGATAGAGTCTGCTCGTAATGGAATGAAAGAAAGACAAATAGAAGAACAAGTTGGAATAAGAAAATCTCCTGATTGGTTAAAAGAAAGAACGGAAAGACACTTACAAAAAGTTCGCAATGTTAGTTCCTGATAACGATAAAAGAGATTTAGAAGTAACCGAAAAGCAACAAACTTTTTTAGATGCTTTATTTGGTGAAGCACAAGGTGACCCAAAGATTGCAGGAGAGATTGCAGGTTATGCAGATTATCATCAACCTTTAAAATCTTTGAAGGATGAAATAATTGATAGAGCAGAAAAATTATTAGCAGCATTTGCCCCGAGAGCAAGTATGGGAATGATAAATGCTTTACAAGAAGATGGTTCTACTCCTGGTGCATCTATTAGAATGGAAGCAGCAAAACAAATATTAGATAGAGTAGGATTATCAAAAAGAGAAAAGATAGATGTCAATGCAAAAGTAGCACATGGTGTATTTATCTTACCTCCAAAACAAAATGACTGAAGATAAAATTACTAGAGAAAGAAAAGGTAGAGTTATACCTTTAGGATATAAAGTTTCAGAAGAAGATAATAAAGTATTAATACAAATACCTGAACACATGGAACTAATAGATAAAGCAAAAAGTTTTATAGATAACAACTGTAGCTATAAAGAAACTGCAGAGTGGTTATCACATCATACTGGTAGAAACATAACTGGTATGGGTTTAAGAGAAGTATTAAAAAGAGTGATACATAAAGGGTGGTAGAAGAACCTAAACCTAAAAGCACTGGTAGAAAAAGAAGAACTAGCGTCAACGCTCCTCTTACTATTAAAGAGAAAAAAGCTCGAAAGTCAGCACAAGACATGCTTAGAGAAAAAAAGCATGAACTTGAAAAAGCACAAAAAAACTTTTGGGCAACAAAAAATAAACTCAAAGATATCGATGAAGTGTTCGATGGTAAGAAGCAAATCATTGAAGAAGATAAAATTGAAAGTTCTTCGCCTAATATTCAAGCTGCGTTAAAAGATAAAGATGTAATCTTTAAACCTAACGAAGGACCACAAACAGAGTTTCTAGCTGCACCAGAAAGAGAAGTGTTTTATGGTGGTGCAAGAGGTGGTGGAAAGTCTTACGCAATGTTAGTAGACCCACTACGATATTGTCACAAACAAAAACATAGAGCATTGTTAATAAGAAGAACAATGCCAGAGTTAAGAGATTTAATAAATCATTCTCAACAACTTTACTCAAAAGCATATCCTGGTGCTAAATGGAGAGAACAAGAAAAAGAATGGAGATTTCCATCAGGTGCTAGAATAGAGTTTGGATATGCGGAAAACTTAACTGATGCTTTACGCTACCAAGGACAATCATATACTTGGATTGGAATAGATGAACTGCCGCAATATCCTACCGAAGATATATATAATTTTCTTCGGTCTTCTTTACGAAGTGTTGACCCTGAGATACCTGTCTACATGAGAGCAACAGGCAATCCCGGAAATGTTGGTTCGCAATGGGTTAAAGAAATGTTTGTTGACCCCTCTACACCTAATACTAAATTTGATATAGATATTAAAACACCAACAGGCATTAAAAAAATATCAAGAAGATTTATACCCGCTAAACTTCAAGATAACCCTTACTTGATGCAAACAGATGATTACTATGCAATGTTAGCATCTTTACCTGAAGTACAAAGAAAACAATTTTTAGATGGTAACTGGGAAGCATTTGAAGATTCTTCTTTTCCAGAGTTTAGTAAAGAGTTACATGTTATCAAACCTTTTGACATTCCTAGAAACTGGATGAGGTTTAGAGCAGCAGACTGGGGATATAGTTCACCTGCTTGTTGTTTATGGTTTGCTATAGATTTTGATAATAATATATTTGTGTACAGAGAATTATATACACAAAAAATTACTGCAGATATTTTTGCTAGAAAAGTTTTAGAACAAGAACATGGTGAATATATTAGATACGGAGTTCTTGATAGTTCTACTTGGGCAAGACGAGGTGATATAGGACCGAGTATTGCAGAGACTATGATACAAGAAGGATGTCGTTGGAGACCATCTGATAGAACACCTAGAAGTAGAGTAGCAGGTAAATTAGAATTACACAAAAGATTAAGACCTGACGAAGAAACAGGATATCCATCTTTATTTATATTTGACAACTGTATTAACTTAATTAGAACAATGCCTATGTTACCAGTTGATAAAAATAATCCTGAAGATGTAGATACACATGCAGAAGACCATGCTTATGATGCACTTAGATATGGTTGTATGAGTAGACCAGTTCATCCTGTTGCAAAACAGTTTCACGACTTTGGTGTAGGACAAACTAGAGATTTTAAACCTGCAGATAAAGTTTTTGGATATTAATGAAAGATATTAAAATAGGATATAAAAATTATAAAATAAAAAGTTTAGATTCCATCGTATCTAAATGTAATGAAATAAACGGACAGTTTCTTGCATCAGATGGAACAATAGCTTTATCATCAACTGAAGATAATATATCTCATGCTAATACTTTAATACATGAAATATTTCATGCTATAGTATATCAATGGGCAATAGAACTAGATGATAAAGAAGAAGAAAAAATTTGCAACACTCTTGCGAATGGACTAACGACTGTATGTGTGGACAACCCTTGGTTATTACCTTACATACAAAAACAACTAAAAGGAGAAAAATAAAATGGCAATCATGAAACAATATAAGCAAGGTGAACTTCCTGAGAACATGTATGGTAACGAAGCCTCAAAGCAAGGCGATTCAAAAACCAATGTTGTAAAAGGTGGTTCTGCTTTTCCTGCTGACTATGCTGAAGGTGGAGTAAACAAAGACTTCCCTAAAGAAAAGAAAGCATATGTCGATGGAAAAATATTCACAATGGCAGACGAAAGAGACTATTAAGAGGTAAATAATGCCACATTCAAATACAGGTGGCTTGACTTCTGAATCTGATGAAGTAAATTCTTTATCAGAGAAAAAAGATGAGTCTTATAGTAATCTAGGATATCTTGTAGAATCTAGACTAAAAGAATCAGAACAAGCTCGTCTATATGACGAGAAAAGATGGTTAAGGTCATACAGAAATTATAGAGGAATCTATAGTTCTGACATGGCTTTTCGTGATTCTGAAAAGTCAAGAGTCTTTGTCAAGATTACTAAGACCAAAGTTTTAGCTGCATACGGACAACTAATAGAAGTTTTATTTTCACAAGGTAAATTTCCTATTGGTATATTTCCTACAACAGACCCTACAGGTATAGAAAAATACGCACACATAAAACCTGAAAATGTTAAAAATCCTAGGATGGAAGACATATATGGTTTTGAAGGTGATGGTAGAGAAATAACTCCTGGTTCTACTGCTAACGATATATTAAATGGTTTAGCAAATAAATATGCTAACGCAGGTTTTGAAAGAGGTGCTGCACCTGACTTAAAAACCATGCCACAGATAGGACCTGCAGAAGAAGCTGCAAAGAACATGGAAACTTTAATCCATGACCAGTTAGAAGAATCACATGCTATCTCAGTAATGCGTCATGTATTATTTGAGATGTGTTTACTTGGAACTGGTATACTAAAAGGTCCATTTAATTATGAACAATCAGTGCATCAGTGGGCATTAGATGACAGTGGAGAAAGAGTATACTCTCCAAAAACAAAGTTAGTACCAAGAGTAGAAGCTGTCAGTTGTTGGGATTTATATCCTGACCCAGATGCCGTAACTATGGATGACGCTGATTATGTTATTCAAAGACATGTGTTTAATAGAACACAAGTTAGAGATTTAATTAACAGACCTTTCTTTAGAAAATCTGCTATAGAAGAATTATTATCAGGTGGTCCTAACTATGAAAATAGAAGTTATGAGACTGCATTGTTTGATAGAGAAAATCAAGAAGAGTATAACAAAAATAGATTTGAAGTATTAGAGTATTGGGGTACTATGGATAAGTACCTAGTAGAAGAAGCAGGTATTGAAATGCCTGAAGGTATAGAAGATGATTTAGATGAAGTGCAAATTAATGCATGGGTGTCTAATGGTCACATACTAAGATTAGTTCTCAATCCTTTTACTCCTGCAAGAAATCCTTTTATGGTATGCCCTTATGAAATTAATCCTTATCAATTCTTTGGTGTGGGCATACCTGAAAATATGGATGATGCACAAACAATTATGAATGGTCATGCGAGAATGGCTATTGATAATTTAGCACTAGCAGGTAATTTAGTTTTTGATGTAGATGAAACTATGTTAGTACCAGGTCAGGACATGACAGTATTTCCTGGCAAAATATTTAGAAGACAAAGTGGACAAACAGGACAGTCTATACATGGTTTAAGATTTCCAAATACTGCTCCTGAAAATATGCAGATGTTTGATAAGTTTAGACAACTAGCAGATGAATCTACAGGTATACCTTCTTATTCTCATGGACAAACAGGTATACAATCTACAACTAGAACAGCATCAGGCATGTCAATGTTAATGGGTGCTGCTGCATTAAACATTAAAACAGTTATTAAGAATGTAGATGATTATTTATTAAGACCGCTAGGAGAAACTTTATTTCATTGGAACATGCAATTTAATAAAGATATTCCTGAAATACAAGGTGACTTAGATATTAAAGCACAAGGCACAACTTCACTTATGACAAAAGAAGTTAGGTCACAAAGACTAATGACATTTATGCAAGTTGCATCAAATCAGTTCTTAGCACCTTTTGTTAAGTGGCATAGTATTATTAAAGAGATTGCAAGGTCTATGGATATAGACCCTGACCAGTTAGTTAACGACCCAGAAAAAGCTGCAATCTTTATGAAAATGATGGGAGAAATGAATGGAAGTCAACAAACTCAAGGCATTGACCAACAACAAGGCGGTATGGCAAATACTGGAGGAGTAC